ATGGCTTCATTTAGACAACGCAACGACACATGGCGAGCCGAGATAAGTGTAAACGGAATTCGCGAAAGTTCAACCTTTGATACAAAAGCTCAAGCTAGGGCTTGGGCATCTAAACGCGAGACTCAGTTACGCGAACAATCGCATGGCAAATTACCAGATCACTCTTTTTTAGAAGCTATTGAACGCTACTTAAGTGAAGTGAGTGTTAAAAAGAAAACTCATGAGAATGAAGTTAAGCGAATGGCTTTCTTTAAACGTGAGTATAAAAAGCTATGTCAAAAACAATTGGCCAAAGTCACAACTGACGATTTAGTCCAGTGGCGTGACTCCCGTTTAAAAGAAGTGCAGGGTGCTACTGTCAGACGTGAAGCAAATATTTTGGCTTCTTTATTTACTGTTGCCCGTAAAGAATGGAAATGGATTAAAGAGTCTCCAATGGCCGACTTGACTTTACCACCACCATCAAAGCACCGGGATAGACGAATTGCTCAGGATGAAATTGATAGATTATGTCTTGCAGCAAATTGGGATAACAATGTACCAGTAAATTCTACTCAGCAAATTATTATTGCTTTCCTTTTTGCAATTGAGACTGCAATGCGTGCTGGTGAGATTGTCGGCTTAACTTGGGATCGAGTTTACTTAAAAGATCGATATCTTGTTTTGAACGAAACAAAGAATGGCACAAAGCGAAATGTGCCTTTATCTAAGCGTGCAGTTGAGTTGCTTACTTTATTAAAAGGTCTTGATAAAAAGCAGGTCTTTACTTGTAATTCCCAAAGCTTTGATACGCTTTGGCGTAAATTAAGAGATAGATGTCAAATCACTGATTTGCATTTCCATGATACACGCCATGAGGCATGTACACGACTTGCAAGAAAATTAGAAGTTTTAGACTTAGCCCGGATGATTGGGCATAAAGATTTAAGAAGCTTGATGATTTACTACAATGCTACTGCAAGCGAAATTGCAACGAGGCTAGATTAGCCCCGTTTGCGTGGTCTTCCTTTCTTTGGCTCATCATCTGACTGCTCATTCAACCAGTTTGATAGCTCTGCCAAGTTCCAACGTCTACCTTGACCGCACTTAATAACATAGCGCGGTTTAGGGAATGTTGGTAGGCAGCAAACTGCTGCCTTAAAATGAACATCTCGATATCCCAAGAACTCAGCAGCTTGGGAGTCATTTAGCCAAATATCAGAAGGTGGTAACGCCACAACAAAGTTACTACCAATATTTGCAATCGCTGTCATTTCACCCCTCCTTACTTTCCGCTTTAACAAAATCTGTACCTTCTGGATCTATCCCAAAATATTCACAAATTTCTGTAGCTTTTGTCGCACCTGGCCCATGTCTGGATACATGAACCCAATTCAAAACGTACTTTGGCTTTTTACTATTCATGAGAGCCATTAGATAAAGTTGCTCAAAGTTAAATTCACTCATCCCTCAGCTCCCGATTCGTTTGCTTCTAACAACTTTCTTGTTTCTGCATTAAATTCATCTAAGTACTTATCACCATGCTCTAATGCCAAATGTAGAAACTTAAATAGAAAGAATGCTTGTTCAGCTTCTGCCTTCTTATTAATTTCAAAACCAAGTTTTCTATAAGTTTGAGCGGCTCGTATAAACTGAAAACATTGCATTCCCAAAATTTCATTAATCTCAGGTTTTGATTTTGTAGGGAATAAAACATAACCCTCTGGTACCGCCTGAGCTTTGGCTTTTTCTTGCCACAAATCCCATGCAAAGTTTAGTAAAGCAACATAAGGTGTATAAATCTCAATACCGAAGCCTACTGAAACATAAAACCCTGCAACGAACTTTACTGTCATTACCTCAAGAATTGCTTTGATTTCTGGTGTAGCCTCAAACTCACTTCTTAACTTATTCAAATCTGTCATGCTGCCACCCATTTATAAAATTCTATTAAAAGTGTTAAAACCACTGTCAAAGGGATGCCGATAAGATATGCATACTTAATCTGCAATCCTGTGTATTGCTTTTCCAGTTCATAAAGTTCAACTGACTTATCATTAATTCTGTAAGACAGGCTTTGAATTTCATAAAAGATTAGAGACGGATTCCCACCTGATTTACGTCGAGTATCAAACTGCTCTTGAAGCTGATCTACCTCAGCTTTCTTTTCCTTAATCTTTAGGCGAAGCTCTTTCATTTTCATGCTGCCACCTTCAATGTTTTAATCGCGTCATCTATAGACTTGTTGAACTTGCGGACATCTTGCTCTAGTGCTTCGATAGCCAAGTCTTTGGCAAAGACGCGAATGATGATGATCTGTAGTTCTTCTGGTAGACGCGGGTCATAACTCACAAAGTCACACCATTCACGACGAGTACAAGCCAACTGACAAGTAATTTGAGGGATGTACTCATCTGGCACTTGCTTGGTCAGAAGGGTATTCAAATGTGTTGTAGTGTCCGGGCATTTAACTTCGATTTGACCTTCAACAAGTACAAGCCCATCTGGCGAAGCCCCAAACATTTCAATGAAAGGGTGGTCAATTAAGCCAGTTCCAACTACAAAGTTGCCTGTCTCATTTTCATAAGCCGCAATTGCATGAGGCTCATTGTCGATACCCCATTGCATTGCTGTGTTTGTGAAAATTTCCTTCTGAACGCCAGTTAGGCGCTCAGCTAGAATTGTTAAACCCAATGCGTTTAAAGCTTTGCCTTTATTAGGCTTTGCATTTAAATCCTTTACGCGGCTTGCTGTGACTTTCCCACAGCGTTCCGAATGCCAATCATCACTACGCTGGAGAATGTTCATATGTTTCTCCTTGGCGCTGTAAAGCTTGATCAGCAAACTGAGCAATTTCTTTTAAGCTAATTGAGTGAACTTCCCAAAGGTGCTTTTTAAGATTTCCCTTTGGAATTGCCACATAAGCAGCTTGCAAGCGTTCAGTGCCGTATTGAGCTTCTGATTTGAGTGTAGGCAAATGCTCATCTTCAAAGGCTTGGTAGCCTTCTGGCACTTCACTAGTCACATCCTTAATAGGTTGTCCACTTTCAGCAATACGTTCCGCTTCATCTTGATCATGAATACCAACAAAACCAAAAGCCAAACGAGCACATTGAATAGTTGCCTTGTGGCGCAAGAAGCGAGAAGGGTGACTCTGCCATGGTCCTTCAACTACATATCCAGTTTTTGACTTAAATGGTGCACGATAACACTCTGCTAAATACTCGCGAACAACAGTAGGGTGGTCACGATCTTTACGATAGATAATGCATTCAACCCATTCAGGTGCAGCAACTTTTGCGCCTTCCATCTGAACCATATTTTCTGAAAACTTAAATTCCATACCGTTGAAATTAGAGTTTCCGTTAATGATTCGAGACCAGCCATCTACGCCAACAACTGGAATAATCCCTTTGTTTTTATCTGGGAAAGCGTAAATCTCTTTGGTCCATGGGTTCAGCTTGTATTGACCAGCAACAATCAAAAGAGAAGCCATTTGGGCATCAGTTGCAGGTGTTTCAGTGCGGAAAGCTGTTTGAATCAGCGTTTCCTTCAACTCTTGTGGATTAACATTTACCAAGCCAAGAGTTTCCGCAACGTTTGCAATCTGTGTAGTAATAAGTGTTCCGTTTACAGGTGCGTTCATCTTCTAATCCTCAAAACTTAATAGATACGTGCGGAACTAAGCCTTTATTGATTGCTTGCAAAATCTCTTTGCCTTTTGCTTCATCAATACCCAAAGCCAATAAGCCTTTTAGAGCTTCATTACAAATCTTTTTACGGTGAGCTTGGTTTGCTTGGCGCGCTTCCTCAGCCTTGCGTTCAGCCTCTAGCTTCGCAGCTTGTTCAGCTTCAATGCGTTTACGTTCAGCTTCGGCTGCATGTTGTGCGCGTAACTCAGCAGCTTCTTTTTCAGCAACTAAACGAGCTTCACGTTCAGCAGCTTCACGTTTTTCACGCTCTACTCGTTCAGCTTCTTCTTTAGCTTTACGTTCAGCTTCAAGACGGGTTTTTTCGGCAGCTTCATGTGCAATACGTTCTTCATGTTCACGTTGTAAGCGTTCTTGTTCAGCTTTGCGTAGGTGTTCAAGTTCAGCAGATTCGGCTTCAAACTTTTCACGATCAACAAGGGCGGCTCTTAACCTTTCTAAAGTCTCAAGCTTTGCAATTTTGGCTTCTTGCTCGTATTCCTCAAATGAAGCATCTACTTCAAAACCTTCAAGCTCTAAGATGCGACTTTTAATTTCAGTAGACTCTTGATAAGGCGTACGCTCATCATGAAGGCTCTTAATTGCACGAATATTTGCCTGATGTTTTTCAACACGATCTTTCTCTGCTTGTTCCCAAGCATCACGTGGTGCCAAAACCTCATTGCGCAATAAATCAAGCTTCTTCACAATTGAGATTCGATCATCATCAATCACTTTGATTTGAGCTTTTTGTTCAGCTACTAATTCTTTGCCACATTTCTCAATAAGTGTTTTTGACTTACTGATTTTTAAAGCAAGTGAACCAATTGCATCACGGCCTTTTTTGGTACTTACATCTGGCACATGAGAACAAACTTCTTGAGCAATACGCTCATACAATTCATCTGTACCACCACGTTTAGCAAAAGCCGCTACAATTACGTTTTGTTCTAATACTTGTAATTCATTAACTTGTGCGTTCATTAAGCTGCATCCTTCTTTAATTCAGTAATCTTTTCTTCTCTTGCCAGTTCTTCTAAGTACTCATTCAACTTCTGAATCTGAGTAGAAGTCAGGGCAAAGGGCATACCTTCGATTGCATCAACATAATCAAAGTTATCGACATGTGGTCGGCTAGATGAATCGACAGTCATTCTGGTGTAATCCACATCTTTCCAGTCTTGATAGTCCAAGCCATCGCCATATTCAAAAGTGTCGTTTTTCTCAATTCCTTTGACACTTGCTACGATGTAGATGTGCTCAGCGTTTTGAACTGATAAAGAAAACTGAACAACGTCATCCTCAACACCGACATTCATCACTTCAAGGCTTGTGAATACCGCAGCATCAAACGAGATATTGGCTAACATATTCATTAGATAATCCCCCAGTGAACCGCCAAGATGAGGTTAATCATCAAGATATCTAAAAGGGCTATGATCATGAGGCACCTTCCACTTGCACACGCACATACATGTTCTGTTTTGCTTTGAGTTCGTTTGCTGCTTGTTCGTCGGCACATGAACGAAGGAAAGGGACTACGATAAAAACACCGATGACCATAGATAGCACCGAGCCACCTAAGAAGCCTTTGAAGCTGTCTATTGCAGCTTGGCTAAACTTGTACTTTTCAATTCTTTGATTCATACTTATCTCCGCATTTGATGCAAACCGCCTAGTCTTCGAACCCTATGGCGGTTTTTGTTTGTCGATGAGATAAATTTAGCAAAATACTAAATTTAGTACAATACTATATTTAGAAAAATACTTAATTATTTGTTTAGTCTTATACTAAATTATTGTTTTTTCAGGCAATAAAAAACCCACATAAAGTGGGCTTAAGAAATATGATTATATAGGTTACCTTTTAATAGCATGTTTTAACATTATATTTTTGATGTGCTCAATTTCAGGGGTAAATTCATATTCGTATTTAAACTCATGATTTATAATTTTTTTCATTGTAATAGCATTGAAGTCTATTAATATCTGAAGATCATGAAGTTTCTTAAATACACTTGAATTTTGGTTAGTCATTTTTTGAATATCTATAATATTTTTTGATATTTCCTGACTAAGTGAATTTGGTATAACTGCTAAATTAACACCATAATTTTTAAGGGTTCCCCTTAAAGCATTATTAGCTAACTTGTATGGTGAAAACCAGTAGGCAAATGGTAGCCATATCATGTGTAGTATTTTCATTATATGTCCCTATAAAGGCCTACAACTTTACCAACTAAGCGGCAATCTTCAGTCAATTTAATAATTTTTTCAGGCCAATCAGGGTTTAATGGCTCTAAATATCGATTGTTTCCTTCAATAATGAGCTTTTTAAAAGTAGCCTCAGAATCACCTGCACAGGCAACAATAACTAGATCATTAGTTTGTAAATCAAATGTCTGTATATCAGGATTAACATAGATTCTATCACCAGGCTCAAACCGAGGAAGCATTGAATTTCCTGTGATTTTTAAACCATAACCATTTTTACCACTCTTTGTGTTAGGTGGTAGATGTTCATCAACTACTGCATCACGTAAAACCGTTTCAATTGGTGAAAATGATCCAGCGGCTACCCATGAGATAACTGGCACTAAACGACCTTCTGTAGTAATTTTTTCTTTCAAGTCAACATTGTTGTCAAATCTTTCAATTTTTGAATTTTCTCTATCCATATACCCATCTGGGAGTCCATAAGCTTTTTCAATTTTTCTTGCCAGTGGGTTCCCAACAGCAGCTGGCTTTCCATTATTCCCAATAGTGCCATTAATAATTTGACTTAAATAAGCTGCAGCAGTGCCCACATGGTTCGCAAAATCTTTTTGAGAACCATTAGCTTTTTGTTCAATTAATTGAAGAAGGTTATTTCTTCGGATGTCTGAAATATTCATATTCACAATCTAATAGTAAAAAACTAAAAACAAAATATGTAAAAGACTAAACAAGACTTGCAAATACTTTAGTAAAATACTAAATTAGTGATTAAGTATTTAGGGAGCTTGTTTATGTCAGCCTTACAAAATTTAAAAACCTCTTCTGAATCAAAGAAGCACGTCAAAAGTCTGCTTGTTTATATCAAGTCCAAAAGTAAAGAGGACCTAGAAAGATTTGCAAAATCGTGTGGCACTACCTCAAGCAATTTATTGCAAATCGCATATGGAGGGAGTGTTTCAGCAATGCTGTCTAAAAAGATAAACAAAGAAAGTGAAGGAAAAATTTCACTATCTGAACTTCGTCCTGACATCTTTTCTTGAGGCATCACAATGGCCGAAAAATTAACCGCAAGTGTCACCTTTAAGTGCACGGAAGAAATGAAAATCAAATTAGAGCGTATTGCGCGTTCTAGAAAGTTAAACGGCTCATCAGAGCTAATGCGTATAGCTGCCATGGACATAATCTTCGAGGTTGAGGAGATGCTTAATTGTCTACAAATGCCTATCGATCTGACCACAGTTACCGAAGATACAAGGAATACGCCTGAGCCGTTTGAGCTTGAACTGGCGCCAAATCCGCATAAAACACAGGCACAAAAAAGGCCCAATTGTCGTAACCAATTGAGCCTTATCTGCCATTCCAATGCAAAGCAATGAGATGAAATCGCATGAAGATATTAACAAAAGAGGTGAGTCATGGCTAGAGCTAGAAACATCAAACCATCATTTTTTACGAATGATGATCTTGGTGAAATTAATCCACTGGCCAGATTGCTTTTTATAGGCATGTGGACTATCGCCGACTATAAGGGATGTTTTGAATACAAACCGAAGCGTTTAAAAGTCCAAATATTGCCGTATGACAACTGTGATATCGAGCAACTCGTGAATGATCTAGAAAAATCTGGATTTATCTCGATTTATTCGGTACGTGGACGGAAGTACATCAAAGCTATTAATTTTGCCAAACATCAGAACCCACATAAGAATGAAAGGGAAGGTGGAAGTGAAATTCCAGATATTGATGAAGCCGATGTTGAAGAAGAGGAAAAATCCTTAAAAAACAATGAGTGGGCGAATATCGAGAATAATCGCGAGCAAGACGGAACTGATCGTGCTGATTCCCTTAACCTGATTCCTGATTCCCTTAACCTGATTCCCTCTACCCCAGAGCCGAAAATCGGGAAGACAGTTGACGAAATGTTCACTGAATTTTGGGAAATATATCCAAATAAAAAATCTGGACCAAAAGCAGCCAAGGAAAAATTCAAAAAGATTAATTTCAAAAAACACAGCTTTGAATTAATCATGACTTCACTTGAAAAACACATTCAGTCACTTGATTGGATCAAGGAAGGTGGAAAGTTTATTCCTCATGCCACTACTTGGATTAATCAAGAGCGTTGGAATGCTGATATTGGATCTACTCAGCAAACAAGTGGATTCAACTCAAGTTATGGGTACCAGTCTTCACAACAACAAACCATTTCTGAACAAGCGAAATGGGATGAGTTCCTAAATCAAAATCAGATTTGGGATGTCACACCAAAAAAGCCGTTACTGATTGAGGGGGTGGGTCATGCGTGAGTTCACCTTTGAAGACGCTTTACGTCTGATTACTAAAATGCGTGGGTTTTATGGAAAGAAATTCACTGATCAATGGGCAGGTGTAGATCCGAAAGATATCGCTGAATCAATGGTTGAGTGCTTTCAAGGACTAACAGCGGAAGATTTCAAACGTGGTGTAACCAAGATGATGAAATCAACGTTCTGTCCATCAATTCCAGAGTTTAGATCATGGTGTGAACCTAAAGCATCTGATTGGCTAGATGCACATGAAGCGTGGGCAATAGCTAAAAACTCAATCGAATATGGCACTGGTCGTGAAATGACTGTGGTGTGGACTGAGCAAGCTGCTAAAGCATTCGAGAAGTGTGCTGACTTGGTTGCAACTGGTGACAAATTCCAACTGGCAGAAGCTAAGAAAATCTTTGTGTCTATCTACGAACGCTTAGTGACGGAAGCAAAGGACCAAGGATTAAAACCAGTCTACAACGTGAGCTTAGGCGTAGATCCAGATCAACGCATTACAGCAATCAAACAAGCTGAGGTAGCAGGTTTTCTCTCTACTCAAGAAACACAGCTTCAACTTGAACACAAGCAAACCAAGGAAGAGCAGCAGGCTGATAACGAGCGATACAAAACGATTGCACAGAAAGCAATTGCGGAGTTACGCGAAAAACTAAAGATCCAAGCACCAGTCAACAAAATGGCTGAGGAAATTAAACAAGTTCAAGAATGGGAACTAAAACCAGACTCAGAATATTGGGCAGACCCATTTGATCAAAAAGAACAGTACATCGAAAGCTTAAGAGCAGAAGGCAAGCCGGTACCTTTTGCATTACGAGGTGCAGCATGACACTAACAGAAATTAAATTCCGATTAATCACAATCGCGGAAAAAAGAAAGCGTCCTTACTTCGACATGATCGTGGTTAAAGAAGTTCATGAGGCATTCAAAAACAACACCTACCACGAATTAAAAAATTACGTGCTTGCTGAAATGGAAATTTCTGTTTTGAACATGGTGGAGTTAGGCAAATGAACTACAAGGAAATGATGGCATTGCGTTGTGCTTACAACCATGGATTAAAGACTGCTGAAACAAGAGCAGCTGCATGTTTGTACGTAAAACTTAGAAGAGCTGGCCTGTTAGAGCAGCTTAAAGCACAACAAGAAACTCCAGCACCTACTGCTCGAAAGAAGATTTCAGAGAGAGCCAATCCAAGCGATGTAAACCAACTTGTTAATTGGATGACTTCAAAATATGGAAGGCAAGCTGCACTTGCTAGACAGCTAGGGGTTAGTGCTTGTCTGGTTGAGAGAGTTAAAAACACTGGGACATGCACACAAGAAACATTATCGCGCCTAAAGACTGCCCAGCAAAATATCATCAAATTGGAGAAGAAGAATGAGAATAAGCGAAAAAGAGTTTGAGTCAATTCAAAACAAGCGGAATATCGCACAAAAAGGCACATTACAGCGCGATAAAAGCAAAAGTGATGCAAGGGTACTAGGAAGATTAAAACAAGGCGCTATGAACAAAACAGAGCGTAAATACAACGACTACCTAGAAAGCAAAAGAATGAAAGGTGAAATCCTTTGGTTCAAGTTTGACTGTATCAACCTGCGTTTAGCTGAAAAGACGTTTTATAAGCCTGATTTTTTCGTGCTTACAAGTGATTTTGAGTTGCAAGTGCATGAGGTCAAAGGCCATTGGGAAGATGATGCGCTAGTAAAGATCAAGGTAGCTGCTGAATTGTATCCATTTTCATTTAAATCCGTGCATTGGAATACGAAAAACAATGCATGGGATGTAAGACAGTTTTAGGAGCGTGAGAGGTGAATATGCGTGTTGATAGTACAGCTTTTACAGACAATCCTCGCGCACGCGCGCGTTTTCTCGAAACTAAGAAAAAAGCCAAAGAATTCTTGCGCCAACGCCGAGGCTATAAACGCCCAGACTTCAATCGCATGATTCTAGATTTACGCAACCTTGGATGGTCACACGAAAAGATTGCATACGTCCTTGATGTGTCGGGTGGCAGTACTGTTTCTTCTTGGTCTACTGGATCCATTCCAGAGTACATACACGGTGAGCAATTCATCATGCTGTGGCAAGAACAAACAGGCTTACAGCGCGTACCACGTGAAGGCGAATGGCAAACATATAAATACGATATTGGGCAGCTTGATTTACTCGAAACATTAGATGTATTTGCTGCTCAGTTAGATGAGGAATTACAACAATGAAACCAGAACAGTTTATTCGTGAGAAGGGGTTGAAGGAGGCGAGAGAGGTGGTTGAGGGGGCGCCTGAAGGTGCTACTCACTACGGGCTAAGACAATACCGCCAGTGGGAGGGTCGAATTCTAAAAACATTTACAGATGAGTCTTGGCGTTCAACTGCTGTTTTTGGTGGAAATCTTAGATTTATTGAAGATGACTGCTTGAAGATTCAAGACCTCAAGCGTCTGGTGGAGTCGGTTGAGCTAATTGAAGAGTTGGGTGGGATAAAGCTTGTGAAAGATCATGGACGAAAAGGTGGACTATATGGCGGAAGAGTTATTACAGCCATCCGCGACCACGAATCAATATACGGAGGCGGGGATGAGTAAAAAATTGTTCTGGGTGTTTATATCGCTACTGATAATTGTGATTTTAGGACTGTACTTAACTGGCGCTTATTCACCAAGCAATGCAAATAAAAACTGCCAGCCAACAAATGAGTATCAGTATTTTTATAGAGCTAAAGCTCCAGCAGTCAAATATACAAAATACATATGCATCTCAGAAGAATGGATAAGCCAGCAATGAGTGAGTTTAAAGTCGGGGATCACATCGTGATTGACCAAAAGTATGACAAGACTTTCATGCCAGTTCTGCAAATCCTTTCAGAAGGTAAGAACTACTTCTATTGCAATGATGGGCAAGTGCATAAATCGCAAATGGATCAATGGCGTAAAGCTGAGCCACAAGAAATCACAGCAGGCCACCGCATTGACTTTCCAACTTTGCCCAAGCCAGTAGGAAGCTTACAAGAATTGCATCCTGAGTTTGCAAAGGTACTTCATGAGAACTTTCTAGAGTTGCTAGGCGATGAATCCAACACGGTTCAAATGGTGAAAGATGCAGTTGAACACGGTCATGGCTTCGCAATGGTGTCAATTGAAGGTGTTGAGCATGTATCTCGTGCTCAAGTAATTAACCCGTTTCCATGTGAGGAATTAGGCGACGACTTCCCCATAGAAAATCACATCAGCCCACATTGCCAATCGAGGGATGTTTGAGATGGATAAGTTTGAAGAATTTTATAAACAACATTGCTTAGATCATTTTGGTTACGACCCTGATCTTAATTGGATATTTGAAAAGCATGAAGATGGCAGCTACATACAGATCGAAGTAGAAAATGCAAAGAAGGTTTTCAATCACCAGCAAGCGAAAGTGGAGGAGCTGCAAAAGCGGGTGGATGCGGCAATTAAATGCGCTGATCTTAATTTTTGGAATGCAAATACGGTTAAGGCGATGGTTGAAGCGCTCAAGGGGGAAGGACAGTGAACTTTGATAATGAAATGATTAAAGGTATTTCTCAAAGTGAGTTTGAAAAAGCTTTTGCAAAGCAGATGATGAAAGATCGAGTTTCTGATCAGATGCAAAAAGATATGGAAGCTCTTCAAAAACTTAACAGTGGCAATTATGTGATTGTGCCAAAAGAGCCAACTCAAAGAATGCTAAACGCTGGTCATGTCGCAATGAATCCTATCAAAGGGTCAGACGTCCATTCAGGGACTAATCAGAAGCGTCGTGAGTGCTACAAGGCAATGTTAAGGGCTTATCAGGAGTACGGTGACCAATGACCACATTCAAAGAGTGCAACCACGAGTACCAGTACTGCTGGATTTATAAGGCGTATTTGTGTATCTATTGTGATGAGATGAGAAAGGGCGATGAACATTAAAGCTATTACAACCGAGGTTGTCGGAGGTCCACGAAATGGTGAGTTTATTGTGTGTGCTGCTGATAGTTTTTTTACAGTAGCAGAAAGATGGGATTCTATTTGGGAGCGGCCATCATGGAATGGCGATTTGCTAATATATGAAAAGAAAAAAGCGGCTCTATTTTTGAATGGAACATACTATTTTAGAGAGTTTTTCCTTTGTAAATATTCTGAACCAATCAAGGTGTTACACATATTTCGCAAATCGTTAACTTCAATTTACCTAAATAAAAGAAAGTAAGGCTCAACTAATCACCCAACAAACCCCAACTTAATAAACACAACACTAGCCCTATTCACAACGAATGGGGCTTTTTCATGGCTGGTAAACGAGAAATTAAAACACCGGGTGTAACTGCTGAACAGAATCAAGAACAAGAAGCTCAAACACCAGATGCAAATCAAGACACTTCAACTAAAGAAAAGGCTGAGGCTGCTTTAGATCATATCACTAAAGATGCCGACAACTCGGACATCAAATATTCAGACCAAAACCCAGAAGGTTATGTGCCTGAAGTTCCTGAATGGGCTACTGCAATTCTAGAAGGCCAAGCGCGCCTAGAGCAAAAGCTAGACGCGATCTTGTCTCAATCACCAAATGCACCTGCTACGCCTAAAGCTAAAGGCCGATTCAAGCTTGTTGAAGGTAAAGGCCACGTTTGGACGGAGGACTAAGCATGTGCGGACCGGGTAAAGTCGTTCAAAGCGATCCAGAAGCAGAAGCGCAATTAGCTGCTGAAAAGGCTACGCAAGAGACCAACAAAAAGAAGGCTCAGCGCAACTTGGCTAAGCAAGATAGCGTCTTGGCAAGCTCAATGAACTCAACTGTTCCAAATAATAAAACTACATTAGGCGGTGGTTGATGGATATTCAGGCTAAGCAGTTATGCGCTCGGTTTGGGCAAATGAAGCTCAGCCGAAATATACATGAGGCGCACTGGAGTGAATGCTACAAATATGGCGCACCAGAGCGTCAACAATCATTCATTGGTGATAATCCAAAATCACAGCGTGAAAAAGAGCGCGCAGATTTAGTTGATTCAACCGCGGCAGAAGCAATTCAGCTACTTGTATCAATGATCATGTCAGGTGTAACGCCTGCTAATTCTATTTGGTTTCAAGCTGCACCAGATGGTGTGGATGACATTTCTGAACTCACAGATGGTGAGCGTTGGTTAGAAACTGTTTGTCAGTTCATGTGGCGCAATATCCATGCTGCAAACTTTGACAGTGAAGCCTTTGAGACTATTACAGACGTGACTGTTGCGGGTTGGGGCGTTCTATACACTGACATCGACCACAAAGAAGGCGGAGGTTATGTGTTTGAGTCATGGCCTATTGGTTCTTGCTGGATTGGTTCAAGTCGTCCAAATGGTGTTGTAGACATCATTTACCGTGAGCATGAGATGACCGCAGAAGCGATGATTAATGCTTATGGTGAAGACAAATGTGCAAGTGATGTTGTTAATGCAGCACATACAGAGCCAGAGCGCAGATTCAAGCTATTACATGTTATCCAGCCTCGTAAAACTAAAGGCGCAGGGCAATTAAACACTGATATGGCATTCGCTTCATATCATGTGGATCTGAATCATCAGGTCATTTTAAAAGAATCGGGTTATCAAGAGTTTCCATGCTCAATTCCACGCTTAAGACGTTTGCCTAATTCGGTTTATGGCAATGGTCAAATGTCAGTGGCATTACCAGATGCTAAGACATGTAACGAGCTTGTGCGTCAAACATTGCGCGCAGCTGATATGCAGATTTGCGGCATGTGGATTGCCCAAGATGATGGCGTGTTGAACCCTCATACAATCAAGGTTGGTCCACGCAAAGTTGTTGTAGCCAATAGTGTTGAGTCAATGAAGCGCCTTGATGATGGCGTTAATTTCCAAATCGCTGAGTATCTGCTTAACAGCCTTCAAAACGGCATTCGTAAAAAGCTAATGGCTGATCAGTTGCCTCCGATTGGCACACAGCAAATGACAGCTACAGAGATTAATACTCGTGTAGAAATCATTCGTCAGCAACTCGGCCCGTTATATGGTCGTCTTCAATCTGAATTCTTAATGCCTTTGCTTGATCGTTGCTTCGGTCTTGCTTTGCGCTCTGGTGTGCTTCCTCCACCACCACGTGAGTTGTGGGGCGCAAACCTTTCATTCAAGTTTATTTCACCTTTGGCACGTGCACAGCGTCTAGATGAAGTCATTGCAACTGAACAATTCGTTGTAGCGCTTACTCAATTCGCGGCTGTGGATAAATCAGTTCTGGATGTTGTCGATTTAGATGCAGCAGCAAACGTGGTAGCACGTGGTCGTGGTGTTCCGCAATCAATTTTACGTACTGATGAAGAAGTGGACCAGCTCCGTACAGCGCGTCAAAAAGCCATGGAAGAAGAGAAACAAAAAGCCATGCAACAACAAATGGCTCAACAGATGGGCGGTGTAATTGCTGATGGAGCAAAAGCCGCTGTCACACAGGATCCAAGCCTAATAACAGGAATGGCTAGCGAGGTAATGCAATGATTTATTTCATTTTCATATCTGCACTGATCGCTTTAGTTGTGATCATTGCATTTCAGCAAAACGCCCTAGAAGAAGCTAAACAAAAGCATTGGGATGAAGTCCGTGATCATGCTGAAACACGCAAGAAATTAGAAGAACTTGAGCGTGTTGAGGAAAAACAAGAAGAAACGCCATTAGTGGCAGATAAGGCAATTCGACAACGTTATCCGCGAAAGCCTACTGCAATGGATTACTACACGTTATTTGAAGCAAACCCTATTGGACGCGACATTCTGGACGATTTAGTCAATCTGTTTGGCGGTGTGTCCTATACCCGTGGTGGTCATGACGCAGACCGTGAGACCTGCTTTAAGGCGGGCAAAAAGTTTGTAGTCGATCACATCATCATCCAAGCAAACAAAGCAACAACGAATCAAGAAAATCAATCTGAGGTAACTACTGATGACAACTGAACAAGCCCAAGAAACAACGACCACTACAGAAGCTACTGAGACAACAGATACAACTTTGCTTGGTGGTCAAGAAAGCCAAGGTGTTGAAGGTCAGCAAGCAACTGAGCAAGTTGCTACGCCTGCAACAGTAGCAACACCAGACGATTACAGCGTTGAAATTGAAGGCTTTAACTTTGACGAGTTTAAGGCCATTGATGAAAACAAAGAGTTTCTGAAAGAAGCTCATGAAGCGGGCCTATCAAATGAACAGCTTGGTTTTGTGCTGAATAAGTACAACCAGATCATTCCAGAAGTTATGGCTCAAATGTCGCAAATGCAAACTGAGACATGCAAAGAAACACTCCAAAAAGAGTGGGGCGCAGAGACTCAAGCAAATATTGGTTTAGCCATGAAAGCAGCTCAAGCGGCTGGTCTTTCTGGTGAAGAAATCCAAAACCCAACAATTGGCAACAACCCGACTGTCATCAAACTACTTGCTCATTTCGGTAAGCAGCTTGGTGAAGATGTGCCGCCTCAAAACACTCAACAAAGTTCGGGGCAAAGTCGTGAAGAATTAATGGCAAGCCAAGCGTACATGGATGCAAACCACCCAGATCACAAAAAGGTGTATGCACAAGTTGAACGCTTATATCAAAAAGAGTTTCAGGGGTAAAACGATATGCCAACAGTGAATCAAAACCAGATTACATCGGCTTTTATTCAACAATTCCATGATACGTTCGATCTGGCTACACAGCAGATGGAATCTCGATTGTTGAAAACAATTACTAACCGAGGTCGTATTCAAGGTGCTTCATTCACCATTAACGATTTAGGTACTGTGGAAATGGAGGATTACGCTCGTTTCTCAGACACAACGTGGCAGATTCCAGCCGCTGGTGTTCGTACTGCAATTATGAGTGATAAAAAACTCTTTATTCCAATTGAACACTCAGACGTACCAAAATTAAAAGCAAGTCCTCAAGATAAGTATGCAAAACTTTGGCTCGCTGCACGTGAGCGTAAAGTAGATGATGTGATTTATAAGGCAATTCTTGGGTCAATCTCACGTAAAACTGTTGATGATGCTGGTGATGAGCAAACAAGTATTGTTTCCTTGCCTTCTTCACAAATCATACTTGCAGGTGGTGCAGGCTTTACAAAGCAGAAGTTAGTTAAAGCTAAATCAATTTTCCGAGACAACGAGTGTGATGAAGAGAACGGTGAAGAAATCACTATCCTTTACAACTCAACAATGCTTGAACAAATCTTGCTTGATACAACACTAACAAGTGCAGACTTCATGGCAGTTAAGATGCTGCAAGAAGGTTCATTAAGTAAGAAATGGCTTGGCATTAATTGGGTCCCATACAACAAATTAGATAATGGTGCTGGTGGTGCAACAGAACGTCGTACTGTGATGTATACCAAAACATCTACACACTACGGTGACGCGCCTATTGCTCAATTCAAAATCAACGAACGTCCAGACAAAAACAACATCATGCAAATGGGTGGTGTTCAGTCTATGGCGGCAGGTCGTGCTAACGAAGATAAGGTCGTTGCAATTGACTTCTTGATTTAACACTTTCACCCCACCCGTGGGCAGGCGGTGGGGTGCTTTTTAACAAAGTAAACGTAGCGAAAGGTATTAAAATGAGCAGAGTAGAAGAAGCAAAAAGTGTATGGGGCGTTGAGATTCATAAAGACCATAATGGTGTTTCAGCAACCCATAATCAGTGGATTGATACTGACAATGGTCATGAAGATTTAGATCATGGTCACTTTTATGACATCCAGATTGGAAATCGTATTGTAAGTGTGGATTTTCAGCATGGCCCAGTTAAAGAACATGGTGTAAATGGTTTAACTAGCGAAGCACTTTTATCAGTCCTTATCCATCGCACAAAGATTCTTAATGAACGATTCCCCTGCGATGAAAATAAACGTGCAATTACTTATATGGAAAATGCTTTAGCGCTATTTGAGCAGCGCACAAAAGACCGTTTAGCAAGGGGTGTTGAAGGTCAAAACAAGATTTAACACCCAACAAATTAACTCAAAACCTCAGCCAACATAATTAAAATGGTTGAGGTTTTTCTTTATGTCTACCACAGATATAAGCATTTGCAATGTTGCGCTAAACCTATGTGGCGCTAAATCAATTATCAGTTTAGATGAAAATACAGAGAATGCGCGCCGATGTGCTGTGCTGTATGAGTCTACTCGTAAATCTCTTTTACGAATGCATCCTTGGTCATGCGCAAAGAAGCGCGTGATTTTAGCTCCGTCAGCAACTCATCCAACGTTTGGCTACAAAAATGCATTCCCATTGCCACGTGACTTCCTGCGTGTCTTTGATCCAAATACTCAATGCTATGAGTTTGAAAACCGTCACATCTTATCTAATCAAGATTCAATTCAATTGGTGTACATCTATGACAATGATAACGAAGAAACATGGGATTCCTTACTCGCTGAGGCTATGGCGTTATATCTATGTTCCAAAATCGCTAAACCAATTACAGGCAGTCAAGCGGAATCAGACAGCGCATATCAAAAATTAATGAATTTGCTTAAGCAGGCTAGGGCTATCAATGGTCAGGAACGACCAGCACAAGACTTTGCAGAAGGTGAGGCAAGTTTGATTGAGGTGCGCTATCCATGAAAACTTCAATCATCAAAAACAACTTTAGCGCTGGTGAGCTATCACCTTATCTAACTACACGCACCGATATTCAACAGTATGCCAATGGCGCAAGACAATTGCGCAATGTGATCCCATTGGTAGAGGGTGGGGTTAAATCGAGACCCGGGACGTACTTCAAAACTGTTTTTACCGGTGCATTGCGTTTAATTCCTTTTGTTGTTAACTCGGATAAAACTTATCTTTTAATTTTTAAACACAATGAACTCGTAGTCTATGACCCACGAACATATGCAATTGTTACTACTCTTAGCTCACCATATACAGCAGCACAAGTAAGTGAAGTTCAATTTGTACAGTACCGGTACAGTATGTTTATGACACATAACCAAGTGCCTGTTTATCGGTTCAGATGTTCTGAGGACTATACAAATTGGGAGATGGCTTTATTTGGGTTCGTTCATCCACCACTTGATGATGAAAGCGCTAGAAGCCCATTTCGTAAGGGGACGCCAAGTGCAAAGGAGTTAGGCACAACAATTTCTTTTGTTAGTACCCCAGTGCCAGAATGGAATGAAACTGCTGACTATGTGACTAATGATGTTGTCACTTATTCTGGGAAGTACTATCAGGCATTAAAAAACAGTACAAACAAAATCCCTTCAACTAATCCTGAATATTGGGTGGAAGTAACTTCATCAGTTTCAGATGTTTTTACTGCAGCTGATGTTGGAAGCTATATTGATGTGAACGGTGGAATCATCAAGATTACTAAGTTTAATAGTGCGAATGAAGTTCTTGGTGAAGTTGTCAAGGAGCTTGAATCTGTCACCCCAGCTATTGAACGCTCATGGACCATTACGCCACCTGCTTTTAATGCAACAAATGGCTATCCAAGATGTGTGACATTCTTTAAGCAACGCCTTGTTTTAGCCAATACTAAAGTTTCGCCTAATAAGATTTGGTTTAGTGCTGTAGCTGGAAATGCCAACTTCTTAGAGACAACAGAAGACGCTGACGCTTTTAGTGTAGTTTCAGCTTCTGGTTTATCTAACTCAATTCTATTTCTTGAAGCGACACGTGGCGTTGTTTGTTTGACCTCGGGTGGTGAATACATGATTAGTGCTGATGGGGCACTAACGCCGACATCAGTTGAGATTAACGAACATACTTCATATGGAGCTTATCCGCTTACCCGTCCTTGTCGTGTAGGTAATGAATTATTGTTTGTACAGCGCGGTGGTGAGCGTTTAAGAGCTTTGTCATATCGTTATGAGGTTGACGGCCTTGTATCACCTGAGATTAGTGTTTTAGCTTCACATATTGGTGAAGAACACGGTGGAATTGACGAGATTACATACCAGCAAGAACCGCAATCATTAGTCTGGTGCAAACTTGGAGATGGAAAACTCGCATCAATTACCTTTAACCGAGATCAAGAAGTACTAGCTTGGGCACAACATGATTTTGGTGGTACAGCAATTTCACTTTGTTCGTTGCCTACAAAATTGGGTAGTGATCAATGCTTCTTGTTGATTAACCGGAATGGCACAACTTGCCTAGAAGAAATCCATGAGGCAGCAAATATGGATTCACAACGTTCCGTACCTATTACCAGCAATACAGTAAGCGTTGCTAATGCCCTTTATTTAAATAAGTTTGACTTGCTTAAAACAACAAATAGCTATTACTACACAGTGCCTTATGAGCGTGAAGGAAATAATTTAAAAATTCTCAACGATACCGAGACAGGTCAGATCCAACTAGGTATGGCATTTGAGGGTGTAGTTGATCTATTCCCGCCTGAGTTGTCACAGAATCCTGCAACTACAATTCTCTCAAAAGCCAAAATTCAGCGCGTTGCATTCTTTTTCATGAAGACATTAGGGCCTTTATTTAATAGAGAAGTCCTAGAGCTATTTGACTTCAATCACACGCCTATGGATGGACAAAATCTATTTACTGGCCGTCACATCTACGAAGGTGGTGACTTTGGCGATCTGTACGAAACAGAGATCAAAATATCACTTAACAAACCACTTCCTTTCCACATGCAAGCTTTGGCTATAGAGATTTCAGTTAATGAGCGATAAGCATGAAGCTTCGTGTTGCCACACTTAACGATATTCCGACACTGGTCGAGTTTGGTAAATCATTTATTGATGAGGCGCCAAACTACCATAATCGGCACTATTGCCCAGAATCAGCAGAAAACCATTTTAAAAAGTTGCTCAAAGAGGGGGTGATTTTTGTAGTAGAGCATAACGGTTTGCTGTGCGGTGGTTTTGCGGGCGGGATTGGCAAGGATTGGTTTAACAATCAAAAGATTGCTTTTGATTATGTGATGTACGTTAAGCCAGATTTCCGTAAGACAAGGGTTGCTTACATGTTGGTAAATGCCTTTATCAACTGGGCAAAAATCCTCAAGGCTGATCGAATCCAGTGTGGCACTACAACAGGCGTTGAATCTCTTGGGTGTATTCGTTTGTACAAGCATTTTGGCTTGCGCGAATACGGGACTGTACTTGATATGGAGTTAGCCCATGACTGAGGTTATATCGCCAGACAATAAAGAGCTTTTAACCTATGTTCTAGGAGATATACATAACAAGCTCTACATTGATGTGGTGCGAGATTTAAAACAACAAACAGAGCAAAAATTAGAATCTGGTGAACTTGAGCCAGCAGATTTCCCAATTACACATCATTTTGCACCAGGTGTTTATTCACGTCAGATGGACGCGAAAGCTGGAACTTTCTGCATTAGCAAGATGCATCGCACAGAGCATTTAAACGTTTTGTTGAAAGGCGCTTTAACCATTATCACTGAAGATGGATTGAAGTATTTAGAAGCACCACAGGTTATTAAGTCTCAGGCTGGAACAATGCGGATAGGGTACTTTCATCAAGATACTTCTTGGCTAACCATCCATCCAACTAATGAAACTGATCTAGAAGCCATCGAGCGAGATGTAATTGTTCCAGAGCATGAAATTGAAGCATTCCTAGCTTCAATTGGTCATAAGCCAAAGGAGATTGCATTATGTCTTGGTTAGCAGTCGGTGCCGCTGCTGCCGTAGCAAGTGCAGCTTTAGCGGGATATTCAGCTTACTCACAATCTAAAACCGCAGAGAAACAGGCAGAAGCAGACGCATCGGCGCAAGCTTCAAGAGGCCGTTTAGAAGCAGAGCGAATCCTAAAGCAGAAAACCAAACAACAGTCTATGGCGCGTGCAGCAGCAGCGGCCAACGGCTTAGATGTGAATGAAGGTACAGCTCTTAAGATTAATGATGAGATTGAAAAAGCAGGGCAGTATGACGCAGAGATTGCGCGGCAAACAGGTTATAACGCATCGCAACGGTTAATGGCTCAGGCAGACCAGTACGGTAAGAATGCAAATACCGCTTTGGCTTCGGGGGCATTAAACATGGTCTCAGCAGGTGTTTCAGCTAATAAGGGGTGGAAATAATGGCTAAAATCCCTATGGGCAACTTTGGTAATGCACTGCCAGAGGTACAAGAAACACGCTTGCCTCAAAGTAACTTGAACATGCTTGCTGATGCTGTAAGCAATTTCGGACAAGTAGCTACGCAACGAGGGCGCATCCAAGATGAACAACAACGCCAGCAAGAAGTAACTGCCAAAAATTTAGAGCTTTATAACAATCAACTTGAGGCAAAAGAAGGCCAGTTAAAGCTAGATGAATCACTATCTACTGACTTTAATGACAAGGTGGTTGATATTAAAAACCGTCTTGGCAATGGTGCTATAAATGCTAAACAGGCAGATGAGGAGCTCAATACTTTTTCAACGCAAAAATTCGCTGAGTTGCAACCTAATTTACCGGGTCACTCCCAAGAAGAATTAAAAAAATATTGGGATAGCAATGTGGTGCGCCAGCGCACTTCATTCATGGGGTTGCAATTACGTGCAGACGAACAGAAAGGCGGTGTGCTAGCAGACCGTTATTTTGATGTGGCCACACGTATGAGCCGTGAGGAAGGTAAGAAATACCTTTCTGATAATTTAATGGAACTACCTTTGTCTGAAGCTCAGAAAAGCGAACTGGCAATCAAGTATGAAACTGCACGCGATGTGAATGATATTAACTCGCAAATCACGGAAGCCATTGCGGGAAATAATATTGAAGCTCTCAGGGCTACAGCAGCAGGATTAAAAGACTATAAATTTATTGATGGTTCTACAGTACAGAAGTTTCAAACCGAAATTCAGAGTAAAATTACTACGCTTGAGCAACGCCAACAAGTCAATGAGAACAAGCGGATTAATGAAGCTGAGAAAGTTGTTAATGAGTTTATTCAAAGTACTTTGACTGGTCGTCCTTTAGATTTGAAATATCAGAATGACGTTGAGCAGGCTGTTAAAGGCACGCCATCAGAAGCGGAGTATCAGTTTTATAAAAAACAATCTGCGGACTTTATTCGTTTCCAAGCTTTGCCTACAAACCAGCAGTTGGCTGAAATTAACAACCGTAAAGCGAAGATGAAAAATAGCTCATCGGCTGATCCTGTAGCTGAGAATAAAATCTTATCTACTTATCAAAGCATTTATGACAATAAACTTAAAACAGCTAAGGAAAACCCGACTCAGGCATTGCGTGAAAAAGGTGTGCTTTTACCTGAATTAAACCCGCAAATGCTTAAGGCAAATCCAAATGACTTTGCTAAAAACATTGTGACTATAGGTTCTTATCAGGTAGCACAACGCGACAAAGACCCAAACGCAACGATTAAACCTATTCCTAATGAATCACTACCAGCTGCAAAACAAGCTTGGGAAGAGTCAACAGTTGATCAAAAACTTAATTTGATTAGTTCTATGATTTCTCAAACTAAAGGCGTGAAGAACGGTGCAAAAATTTGGGGTGAAGCATTAGGTCAGTTGGGGAATGGTGATGCTGCTTATCAAATGGCAGGTTATGCACGTGCTAATAACTTCCGTTCTGATGCGGGGTTAGACGTAGCAACAGCAATCGTTGCGGGCAAGCAAGCCCTTAAAAATAAGCAAATGGTTCAACCGAAAGACGCATTACTTAAGGAAAAGTTTAATCAGTATGTAGGGCAGTCTGTATCTGGCGAAACAGCAAATCTTAACTATGCTGCATTCCAGTCTATCTATGCATATTTAACTGAAGCGCGTGGGCAGACGCATAAAGATACAGACGAATACAAAGAAGATATAGGCCGTACAGCATTGGGCCTTGCTACTGGTGGCGTTTATACACAAAGTGGGCGATTCAAGGACTATACCGATCGAGGTATATCTGACTGGAAAGTGTCTAAACCTTACGGAATGAAAGATGAAACTTTTGAAGCCAAAATTCAGAAGGGCTATGCCGACATTTCAAAAGCTACAGGCATGTCAGTAAATGATCTGGATAACTTCCGTTTAGCACGCTCACCGACTAAAGCTACTAATGGTGATTTGATGTATGACCTAATCAATGAACGTGGCCGCCCATTAGTTGTAAAAGGTGCAGTTTGGCGCATCCGTATGAATGGGGTAGATAAATAATGAGTAACTGGTTATCAGATTTATCTAGTGAAAGTCAGCAAGACTTTGAAGAATTAAATAGCAAAGGCTTGCAGCATCCTGACACTCGACCTAATGAGCCAAGTGCATTTGATGGTGCAATATCGTCACCGTTTCGCGGTATGGCTGTCGGCTTAAACAAAGTTGGTGATGCTATTTCTGCACCGATTGATGCAGTAGTAGACCGTGTTAGCTATAGCCTGAAAGACGTTTCTACAAATGAATTTATTGAACCGTACGAAGAGTACAAAGCTAAACGTGAAAAGGCCCGTGACAATCTGGTTTATGGAACTATTGATAAACTAGAAGATAAAGAAAATACAGGCATCGTTGGTCGTTTTGGTGTTGGTGCTGGTGATTATTTGTGGCGCGGTGCTTTAGGTGCTGCAACTGGTGGTACTCTTGGCGCTGCTACGCTTACAGGTGGATCAACTGGTAATTACATCTACACTGATTTAACCCGTAAAGGAGTTGATGAGAATACAGCTTTACAAGTTGCAGGTGTAAATGCCGTGGGCGATGCTATTGGCACAGCTTTGCCAATGAGTTACGGATTTCGCGGTACTGGTGGTTTAGTTGGTGATGCTGCTTTATCGGTAGGCGGGGCAACAGCTTTAAATACAGGCGTTCAATATACAAGCAATCAAATTCTTAAAGCCGCTGGCAATGAAAAAGAAGCCAAGCAATTTGAAGTTACGGGCGAATCTGTAGCAACTGATCTGGCTTTAAATGCGTTGCTATTTGGCGGTGCACGTTATTTAGGTTCAAGACAAAACCAGTTAGACCAAGACGTTGATGCCGAAATAAATCAATTGAATGCAGATGATATTGAAACTCGAAATGACCAGATTAATGACACGCTGGTAAGAAATAGTTTTGAGTTTGAAGATACTACTTTACCAGTACGTACCACAGATCCAGTGCAACAAAACAACCATTATAAAAATTTAGATGCAGCTACAGACCAGATTCTAAAAGGCCAGACTGTGAGCGTGCCGTCTAAAGTTGAAGGAGAAGCGCGTAGAGCAACCATAGACTATGCAAATAGCTCCTTACCTACAAATGCAAAACAAATCGCACTACGAGCAAAACAAGATGGTGTAGACCCAAGTGTTGCGCTAACTATTAGCCATATAGAAACAGGCGGGAAATTTAGCCATACAGCTAAAAACCCAACTTCAAGCGCTTATGGTCTTTTTCAAGTTTTGGATGATTCGTGGAAAAACTTAGGAGGTAAAGATCGTAATAACGTAGAAGAGCAAATCCGTATCGGCTTAAAGCATATTAAGCAAGCCAATAGCTATATCCGTAAAAGCTTGGGGCGTGAACCTGTAGCACATGAGCAGTATTTAGGGCATTTGTTAGGACCAGGCGGGGCAGTAAAAGTACTTGAAGCAGATCCTAAACGACCATTAATTGATGTGGTTCGTTCATACGATTCAAAAAACGCTAACGCCATTGTTAAAAATAATGGCATGTCAGGAATGACAGTTGGTCAAGCTATCGATAAATGGCGTAACAAGTGGAACCAATTAAGCTCACGTTATGGTGAACCTAGCACAGCTTATGGGATGGATGGTTCTAGCTATGACTTTGCTTATGAGGTTAAAGACTGGGCTGATCTAGTTGCATCGAATGACCGCTTGTATGGCGTAAATCCACTTTACCCAAGTGAATTACAACCACGTGACCGAACCCGTGAAGCATCACGTCAGCAAATTGAACGCATGGCCGATGACTTAAAACCTGAGTTATTAGGCGAGTCTTACAAACTTTCAGATGGTGCGCCAATTATTGGCCCCGATAACGTTGTCGAGTCTGGAAATGGGCGAACTTTAGCAATCGGGCGAGCTTATGAAAATGGCCGTGCAGAAGCGTATCGTGACTTTATCAAGAATTGGGCTACTGAAAGAGGGATGGATATTTCAGGGTTAAATCAACCTGTTTTAGTGCGTACACGCCTTAGTGATGTTGACCGTGTAGCTTTCTCGCGTTTAGCAAATGAAAGCGATGTGGCGCAATTCAGCGCAACTGAGCGCGCTTTGAGTGATGTTGATCGTCTACCAGACTCAACACTACTAAAAATAAATAATGATGGTTCAATCAATATTGATGGCTCTATGGATTATGTCCGTAGGTTTGTAGATCAATTGCCACAGTCTGAGCGCGGATCAGTTATCACTAGCGATGGTCGCTTATCCCAAGAGGGTAAACGCCGAATTGAATCTGCAATAGTCCAACGTGCGTACGGTGATTCTAATCTAGTAACTCGTCTATCTGAAAACCTAGATGATGATAGTAAAAATGTACTCAATGCCTTACTACGTGCAGCTCCGCAATTATCTCAGCTCAATGATTTAGTGAAACAAGGCGGGCGCTTTGAAAATTCTATTTCTAAAGACTTAGCACAAGCAGCACAGAAGCTTTCTGACATTAAAGCGAATGGTCAGCAAGTACGAGACTACTTAGATCAAGGCCAACTTATTGATGATGGATTGAGTGATGGAGCAAGAAGATTTCTTGAGGTATTTGATAATAACCGCAAGAGCGCAAAGGCAATTGGTGAATCCATTAACACTGAGATTCAATCCATTGAAAACATGGGCGACCCGCGACAAGGCTCTTTATTTGGCGAAACACCAGAAGAACAAGCCGCGCTTGATGTGATTTTCTCAAATCCAGATCAACCAATTGCAGTAAGTCGTATTAATTCAATGGGGGAACCCGAAGAATTCACTATGACATTACGTGACTATCACGCCGAACTTGAAGCAGAAATTAAGCAATCAGAACAAGATATTGTAGCAGCACAAACCGCATTAAACTGTGCTTTGCAATTTGGAGCAGCATAAAAAAATGAAAGAACAATGCAAACAAGCGGTAGCTAAAGCACTTGGCAAGCAATCCTTATCAGCTCAAGAAGCAACGGACATTGAAGCGCGTATTAATGAAACTATGCTTAATATGGCGCGTAAGGATCGTGATAACTGGCGTAATCTATCCGATGCTGAAAAACTAACGGAAGCATCAAAACAAGTTGCAATCGACATTCAAGAACAATTAAAACGCAAACATAAAATTGCAGCTCAAGACATCCTTAAGCAATCCCAAAACATTGCAGCTTTAGACCATGGCAAACTATCGTCAATGGAAGTCATTGACCGCATGGTTGCAGCGCATGGCGATATGTCAGGCATTCAGTCAATTGATTCTAAAGCACGTGGTATTGCTGCTATTTATCGCGGTGATCTGGTGGACTTCTACACCAACATTAAAGGCGGCTTGGGTATCTTTACTGATCAAGAATTAGTACAAAAAATTGTTCGTGAGCGTTTTGGAGAAAGTACAGGGGATGCATTAGCTAAAAAAATTAGCGACAAAATGGGCGATGTTTTTGAAACCATGCGTGACCGATTTAACCGGAATGGTGGCGACATTGGAAAGCTAGACAATTGGGGATTGCCACAAACGCATAACCTAGAAAAGATCGCTAAAGCAGGGAAAGAAGCGTGGGTAAACAAAGCTGAATCACTAATTGACCCCCGCCAATATGTACACGAGAACGGTGATTACTACTCACAGCAAGAAATACGCTCATTGCTTGAATATACCTATGACACGCTATCAAGTGATGGGGCAAACAAAATCGAAGTTGGCCGACAAGCTACAGGTGGCGGTACATCAAAAGTAACTAACCGTCATGGTGAAAGTCGAGTCTTGCATTTTAAAGATGCAGAATCATGGCTTGAATATCAATCTGAGTTCGGCGGTATGCAGTTTGTAGACTTGGTAGAAGCACACATTAATGGCTTATCGAAAGATATTGCCATGGTTGAGAACTTAGGTAGCAATCCAAAAACAGCTTTAAAAATTTTGATGGATGCTGCAGCAAAAAAAGACTGGGAAAAAGGGATTGAAGAAAACCAGACCAAGAGCAGCCGTAAGCGTGCTCAGGTAATGTTTGACGAGTTTAGCGGTGGTAACTCTCCACAGTCACAAGTTCTAGCTAATTTAGGCCTTGCATATCGCTCAATGAATGTAGCTTCAATGCTAGGCGGCACCACTATTGCATCGCTTGCAGATCAAGCAACGATTGCTAAAAATGCTAGTGTGCATAACGTGTCTTACCGTAAAGCTTTTGGTGGATTAATCGAACAGCTTAACCCAGCCAATAAAGCAGATCGGGAGCTAGCACATAGTTTAGGATTGGCTACTGAAGAAATGTTAGGCTCAATTGCACGCTGGTCAGATGATGGGCTTACATCAACTTATGGTAAATCTGAAAAATTAGCTCGTATATCAAGCGGTGTTGCAACTCAAGTAATGCGTGTTTCATTCCTCAATGCACTTACATCGGCTTCTAAAGTTGGGTTCACTAAGCTGCTTATGGAGAAATACGGCCGCTTAAGCCGTTCTAAAGCTTGGAATGACCTAGATGTACAAGATCGTGAATTACTTTCAAATACGGGCTTAGATGAGCGAGCATGGCAGGTTTTCCAATTAGCTGAACCAGTCGTGGACCGCAAAGGTAATCAACTCATGTCAGCGCGTTCTATCTATGAAATTCCTGACGATAAACTTCTAGCCGCAATGGATAAGGATGTTAATCAGCTGGTGAGTGGTATAAATGATCAGATCAAAGAACTGAATGATCGAAATGCATTAGATGATCAGCGTATTTTGAATCGTGAGCAAAAGCTAGATGATGTTAAGCGTAGTCTTTCACAGCGCTTGCTTGATTATGCAAACAGGAAGGATTTACAAGCGCAGGCAGAAAAGCAGGCGCTACAGGATCGAATGGATCTGCTTGATGCACAGAAAGAGGCCGCAGCAGCTCAAGCTGATATGAATGCTTATATCCGTACAATTGAAAATCAGGAAGATCTGAAAGGTTTTATTGATGGCATTACGCAAGGCAAGACCATTGACAACCTGACAGACAAGGCAAAAAAACTAGGACGTACACTAGAGAGCCTAAACAATAGAGTGGAGCTAAAAGCCACTAAATTGAATGAAAAGATCAAAGGTTTTGAAAAAGAGATTCAAGGTAAGTTTTCAGACTTCAATGACCTTTTAGGTAAGCGCCAGAAGTTTTCTAAAGAAAAACTGGCAGTGTATGAAGATAAGTTATCAGAGCGTTTGAATCGGTATGCAACGCGCCGCGATGTAAAAGCACAGCGTGAATTTGAAGCGCTAAACGAATTAAAAGAATTAGTGGGCTTGAAACAGCAACAGCTTGAGACTGATTTTGAAATCAAAAAAGCAGTTGAACAGACGAGAATTAAAGGTAAGACAGATAAAAAAATTGATTCGTCTGTCGCTCGGAACACTCGCAGAAACTATAAAAGCGGTGAGGATCTAGGCCGTCGTTTGGGTAATGCTGAAAGAAGAATGACGGAGATGCGTGCAAAAATGCGCGCAGCTGATAGCAGTGCAAATAAGTCTATTAATCAGAAGTTCAAGGATTTAGATAAACGCGTAAATGCCTTAGATGATGAGTTTGTTGAATATCAGGCGAAAGTGGCAGAACGTCAAGCTAAGCGTCAGTATGTTATGGATAAGCTTGCAAACAGTATTGATGGGGAGAAAAAATTATTAGCACAAAAGATCCGTGACGAAGTTGCCTCACAACTTCAAGCACATTTACTTGATGAGCAGGGTATGGCTGTTATTGAGGCAGGCCTTCGTGAACGCACATGGATGACAGTAGGCGCAAAGGGAACTATCACAGGGGAGGTATTTAAAGGCTTAATGCAATTTAAATCATTCTCGGCTTCGTTCTTGATGCGACAAGGCAGTCGCACAATGGCTCAAGAAGGCTTAAAAGGCAAGGTAGCATATGCAATACCTCTTGTTGTCAGTATGACCCTGCTAGGAGGTCTAGTAGTGCAGCTACGTGAAATCCTAAACGGTAACGACCCACAAACAATTTATGATAGTAATGATCCTAAAAAGGCTACAAGCTTCTTTATGCGCTCACTAGTTGCTGGTGGTGGCTTGCCTGTACTCGGCGACATTCTTGTTGCTGGTACTGACACTTCTGGTCGTGATGCAAACTCGTTTGTTTCTGGCCCACTTGGTAGTGATTTCACTAGCCTTTTAGGTTTAACGGTTGGTAACTTAACTCAGTACAACGAAGGTAAAGACACTAATTTCGGCAACGAAGCATTCAAATTTGTGAAGGGCAAAATCCCCGCGCAAAACCTGTGGTATACAAAAGCAGCTATTAACCGAATGTTCTTTGATGAAGTCCAAGACACTATTGCCCCCGGCTACCGCGAGAAGGCCTTACGTAAAGCAGAGCGACAACAAGACCGCGAAAGATATTGGGGTGATGATGTTACCGATATTCGTGCACCTGACTTTGAGCGTGTAGTCCAGTAAACCGCCCAACATACCACTACATAAGCCCTTGTATATATGAACTATATGCGAGGGCTTTTTTATGCGTGATGATCAAACAAAAGAGTTAGAAGAACTCACTGAGAAAATGACTGATGACCTTATTCAAATTGCATATGCGGCAAGTGAATGTGGTTTTGAAACACCTGAAGATCGCGGCAATAAAGTATGGCTCTACAAGGGGCTGAATCAGTGTGCTTCAGCTATTTCTAAAGTAGAGCAAGTGCTTGCATATCGTAGAGGAACATTGCCGCCTTCAAGTTCAGATGAAGATACGCAGAAAAAACATGAACAAAACTTAATTAAAAAAGCAGAAGCTGAAGCAGAAAAAATTAGACAACGGATGAGCTGATGACTAAACCAAAAATCAGCTTTCTAGCTTTCTTTTTACTTTGGGCGGATGTTCAGAAGTGGAAGGTTCCAGACTTTCACGTGCGTGTTTGCGACTTCTTGGAAGCCTTCTATTTGATAGTTGGCTGTGTTGCACTTCTAATGATGCCCCGCGGTCATTCAAAATCAACAATTCTTGATGTCTTTAATGCATGGGTAATTTACTGTTGGCCTGAAACACAGATCTTACATCAAGGGACAACTGATTCAGACGCATATAAGTGTAGTAGCGGCACACGTGATGTGCTTTCTAGGCATCCTTTAACTATTGATTGCGATCCAGTAAAAATTAAAAAAGGTGAAGTTGAGCGTTGGTTTGTAAATGGTACCAATGATGTTCGTTATGGGACTATGCTAGCAAAGGGTATTCTATCCGGTGTGACTGGGCACCGTGCGCACTTTATCCAGAATGATGACGTTGAAACTCCAAAGACAACTGGCACTCCTGAAGCTAGAGAAAAGCTTCCCTCAAGATTAAGTGAACAAACACATATTGCTATTCCTGGTGCGCGTGAACTCTGGATCGGAACTCCTCATACATATGATTCACTATATGAGCAAATTAAAAAATTAACAGATGTTAAGTGCTTAATTCTAAAAATGTTTGAGCATGAAAAGCGAATTGAAGACAGCAAGAAAGGGCAAAAAGTTCTTCTTGATTTTGAACCTATTCATGCATTCACAGGGATAGGTAAAGGATCAAAATATTTTAAAAAGGGTGAAAATTATACATGCATTCAGAAAGGTAATTTATGGGAAGTTACTATTCATGAAGAACACTATCTAATTGATTTCTACTCTGAAGGAATTTGGCCAGAACGATTCACAGCCAAAGAAATGACAAAGAGAAGGGAGAAATGTAAAACCCTTAACGAGTGGGACTCTCAATATCAAATGCACGCTAAGCCTATTGGAGATGTGCGTTTAGATCCAGACAAAATGCTGGCGTACGATTGCGAACCATATATTAAGCGAGCAAATGGCGAAATCATCCTTATGCTTGGCGATCGTCAAATGGTTGGCTGCTCACTTAAGTGGGATCCATCGTCTGGCAAGCTTAAGTCTGATGTATCGTCAGTAGCACTATTTTTCCATGATGCATTAGGTAATAAATATTGGCATCGATCTATCTCTCTAACGGGTCCTGACGTAATCACAGATGAAGGCGGGAATATTGTAGGAGGTCAGGTTTGGCAGCTATGCGATTTAATCCAAGAGTTCAATGTTCCGAGAGTAGTCGTTGAAACCAACGGGATCGGTGGCTTTGCGCCTTCATCACTCAAAGGTGCGCTTAAAAAGCGTGGGATTCAATGTGGTGTAACTGAACAACATGCACACCAAAATAAAAATAAGCGCATTCTAGAAGCAATGGAAGGCCCTTTAATGTCTGGTCTTTTATGGGCTCATATTTCTGTGCTTGAGGTTGGAGAAGGAGAAAATGTAGAGGATTCACCACAAGTAAAACAAATGCGTGAATGGAACCCTGCGCTTAGCAATCAACCGGATGATTACATGGACTCAGCAGCAGGCGCAATCGTTGAACAGCCTGAGCGTATCGGGAAAATACACAACAAAAACACTGTTAAAGAAGCCGTTAATTGGAGAACAAACGGTGGCGTATACGAAGCCACAGTAGACTTTGATTAGGGGTAGGCTATGGCAGTACCAGAACAGACGCCATTTATAGAATATACAGCGAATGGAACCACTACAGTTTATCCGCTTACGTTTGACTGTGATAAATCTGAATACTTGATTGTATCTCTTGATGGGGAAGAGGCCCCAGTTGGGTCATGGAGCCTTAGTGTTGGCTCAATAACTTTCAATTCTGCACCTGCTAATGGTGTGCTCATTACAATTGAAAGAAATACGCCATTCCGCAGAACAACAGATTACCAGTCCTACAACAATTCATTCCGCCCAGCGCCTGTAAACAAAGACTTTGATTTAATCTGGTGGAAGCTTCAGGAGCTTGGTTATAGAGATCAAGTAATTTGGCTCGCTTTAGTTAAGGAGATTTCTGACCGTATTGCTGGTGATGGGGACCTACAAAACCAAATAAATACGATTGATGAATGGCTTGGCAATTTACAAGAAAACGTAGATCAAAATACAAATGACATTGAGCAGCTTGTTAATGATCTTTCAAAAGAAATTGCTGATCGTATTAAGGGCGACCAAATTTTAAAAGATATGTTCCTCTCTATGATTGATGAAGCAATCAATGAAGGGACAATTAATGCATTAGCAATTACTCATGTAGATAGCTTGGGAGCTCTTGAAACAATTGTAAATGTTTGGGATGGTCGCACTGTATATGTAAAAGATTTGGGTCATTATGAGTATGACTCTAATGCAACATCATGGGTAAAAGCTTATCAAGATGCTGACAATGTAAAAGATGGTGCAGAAACTCAGAAACAGATCAATGATAAAGCAGTTTTTAGTTCAATAACTGATTTATCGAATATTGAGAGAGTTGATTCACAGATAGCTGTTTTAAACGGAGATTCATATCAACTTAATATGCAAGATTCAGGGGTTCCAGATGGCTTCTTTAAAATACATGCTATAGCAGGAAACTGGAACTGGCTACCATCCCACTTTAACATTCCATGCGTTTTTGCAAAAAATATTAAAACAGATGGAACTGACCAACTAGCAATACTAAATCAATATGCTGCTTATGCTGTAAGTAAGCGCTTAGTACTTGTTTTGCCTGCTGGTACAATCACAATCAATAATGAATTTATTCCACCTGATGGACTAGTTATGCGTGGATTAAATGAAAATGCAACAGTTGCCAATTCACTTTACGCAAGTGGTACCATAATAAAATGGGGTGGTATTGACGGAACAAAAAAGGCTGTAATCCGTTGTTCAAGGGCTGCAGTTGGTTCAGTGCCATCACTCCCCATGAACGCAGTTAAATTAAGTGGATTTACAGTTGATGCTAATGGCTGCGACTGTGGTATTTATTTTCGTTATTTCACTAATGAATCTCGAGCTGAGAATATTGTTGTTGGTAACAGTAAAAAATGTAATATCGCCGGAGTACAGCTCTGGTTTAGTTCCTTTGGCAAACTTACTTCTGCAGAGTGTAGAGGGGTGGGAATTGCTTTCGGCCATCCTATCTTCTCAGAAAGTGGTGATATTGCTGTTAACGGAATCAATTTTGAGGATCTTAGAGCGCACAGATCGGGAATGGACAACACATTCAATTATAATACAGCTCGATATGATGGATGCGGGATTGTTGTTAATACCCAAGGGTGCTCTTATGGTTCAGTTCAGTCAGAGCTGAATCAGGGGATCGGATTAATTGATCTTAGTGTGAGTCGGGTAAATTTCTGGGGTAATATTTATTTAGAAGATAATGCGAAAAATGATAATACGTTGACATTAAAACCTTCTATGTATGTCTATGCTCCAAGTGGAGTTCGAAATGTAACTTTGACAACGATCACATTAGCTCAGAATCAACAGATAATTAATAATTCTGGTGGTGCGATAGTCTTGTTAAGTGCACGAACAGTAGGGAATCCCTTTAAAGCACTTGGTGGAAGTGGGAAATTTTTAATATATGGAGAACCATTCCCAATTACATATGGTTTAAGTGAAACTGAGTATAAATCATTGATCGTACATACAACTAGTCGTATAGCTGAGTTTAAGAATGTTAATTTACGCTACACTTCTCAGTTGGAAAATCAAATATTTTATTGGAAAGATACAACTGGTTATCCTTTTATAGTTGTTGTTCCGAGGCAAAGCTATAGCGGCACTAATATAGCTATTGCAATTGATGGCACGGTTTATACTATCAATCTAGCATCAGTAAGTAAGGGTGTTCCGATAGTTGTTAGGGGAGTGGCAATTACTAAAGATTTTCATAATATTGCATGCACTTTAGGAACGAATGCAGATTTTTATTGTGATGTTTATGTTGTAACAGGAAGATTGTTAAGCGGTAATTTAGCGGAATGGATTGACTTTTAAAAGTCAATCCATTTATTGTTAATAACATCCTGTTGGACGTCTTTAATGACTTTTGCAGGATTTCCAACAGCAACTTTATTTTTTTCTACATCTTTTGTAATGATGCTGCCTGCTCCGATCATTGCTCCTTCACCAATTCTAACATTTTCAAGAATACAGACTTGAGGGCCGATATAAACATTATCTTCTATAATCGCAGCGTTATTCGACATACTACCAATTGTCGTGAATTGTGATAGATTGCAATTATTGCCGATAACAGCAGTGCCATTGATAATTACAGGACCGCCATGTCCAATATATAGACCGTATCCTATTTTTGTCTTTGGATTAATATCAATCCCTGTTTTGAAGGTTTTTCGAGCCAAAACTAAGCGCGAAAATTTTCCAACAAATCCTTTGGCAGATGTGAGCCTGAACCAAACTGTGTAATTAAAGCCTCTATTCAGGAAGTAACATTTAAAAAATAGGTATAGTGAGATTTTTCCATAATATCTATAAAGATCACTTTTAATATATTTCAGCATTGAGTTACCGATATTTTTGTAAAAAACGGTTGATACTATATATAAAAAATTAAGCTTAAATATATATTTTCACTTTTTATTACAAGTAATTATTGAATTCATGTTTTTAAGTACATATTTACCCAACAAAACATCGTAAGCCCTAGCTTTTAATAAGTTAGGGCTTTTTTATTGCCTAAACGAAAGGGGGAAGGCATGACTGAAAATGAATCATACGGGTTGAGATTTGAAAAGAAAATCGACTCCATTCAGAGTGATATTCGCATGTTGTCAGATCATGTTACTCGACTGACTTTCATTAATGAAGCGCACAAAGAGACTAGCGAACAGAACAAAAAGGATATCGATACATTGGATATCAAAGTCGCCAATTTAGAAAACCGCACAGCAGCGCAAGATGGTGGTCTTTCTGTATTGCGTGTACTGCTTGGCATCTTTGCAGGAATCGTATTTTCGCTGTGCGCTTGGGTTGGATCTTCAATTATTCAATTAAGCCAAGATCAATCTTTAATTAAAGAGAAGGTTTCACGGTTAGAGGAAGCAGGACGATGAATAGTGAAAACACAAGAGCTTATCTAGCTTTCGCATTAGTGGGACTGATGTTTGTTTTAGTGATTGCTTTATTTTTTGTGGATATGCCGCGAGAAAACAGCAATCTGATTAATACGGCATTGGGTTTTATTGCTGGGGCTATGACAACTGCATGTGGCTTTTATTTTGGTAGCTCTGAGTTAGAGAAAAAGAAAGGTGAATCCAATGACAACTAAACCATTCTTCGATGCTGCCCGAGTGATCGCAGGCGGCAAGCTTACACAGGCACAAGTAGACGAACTAAATAAGGTGGTCGATAAACTTGCACCTGGTGGAAAAACTACAAGTGATGTTGGTGTAAATCTAATTTCAGGATTTGAAGACACACGATTCAAAGCTTATGACGATGGTGTAGGAGTCTGGACTATTGGCACTGGCACCACAGTTTATCCAAATGGCGTGAAGGTAAAGCAAGGTGATACTTGTACACCTGAACAAGCCAGATCCTACTTCAAGCACGACTTGGCTAAATTTGAAAAGACTGTAAATGCATCTGTGACAGTGCCGCTAAATCAAAATCAATTTGATGCTTTGGTGTCATTGACTTACAACATTGGCTCAGGTGCTTTTAAGGGTTCAACATTGCTTAAGTTGCTTAATAAAGGTGACTATCAAGGCGCTGCCGATCAATTCCTAGTTTGGAATAAAGCAGGTGGCAAGGTTATGAAGGGCCTAGTTCGTCGCCGAGAAGCAGAACGAGCACTCTTTCTAAAGAAGTAACTTATATGTGTAAGCGCACTAATTTTGCATCGATCATCACATTGCTGTGTCTCCTTATCTCAGGTTGCACAGCTCACACTATTAATAGTAATGTGAATGTCTCGATTTGTGTAAGGGCTTTGTGATGTCGCAAGTCATGATCATGGTTTCGGAAGCGGGCAGGATGGAGAATACTTGCAATCTACCCGCTGATTTAGATAAGAACGGAAATGTTCTTAAAATCTATGACTACTCATTAAAAGAGTTACCGATTAATTTAGATGGCACTGTGACTTACAACGGCAAAAGATGGACCTTTGATAAGAAGAAAAATTACCTCTAAACCTGTGGATAAATAGCGCATTACGCCAAATATACGCCAAAATATAGTTAAGTTATTGATTTTATAAAATAGATTGGTGCGCTCGGCGGGGATCGAACCCACGACCCCAGGCTTCGGAAACCTGTACTCTATCCAACTGAGCTACGAGCGCATGTGTGGGGCACATCATAGGAAAAAAACACTTGCAGGTAAAGCACGAAATACGTACCAAGTGAATTTAATGCTTAATTAAACAGCAGCTTGTTATGTTTTAGTTCTTTTGCTGAATGAGCTGAATTGAATAATTAATAGAGTGAAGCGTATGTGCGAGCTCATGAGGGGGAATCCTTGACTCTTGCAAACTGGTAATCCATTGCATTTGGCACATTTTCAGTTCTTGAAGATTTTTAATTTGTTCTATTTTCTGAATAAGTGGTTTGGCCATAAGTCCACAGTATTGATTCAAGCTTTGCTTCATCAATTGTTGTATTTCTTCAAAAGTAAGTTGTTTAAATGGTACTACGGGTTGAATATTTTCAATATTTGAAGAATGGCATGATGGTTTTAGAGAAACTTTAATTTCTCTAGTCAGATCGGCACTTTCATTTTCATCTATGGTGCTTTTTTGTTGCGCTTTTACTTCTAAACTCGTGGTAGTTGATTCTGAGAGAGGTATTTGTTCAGTAAATTCTGAATTGTTTTCGCTAATAGAGGCAATAAGCTTTAAGTCAATAAGTTGTTGAATGAGTTCTGGTGGAGCAATGCGTTTTTTAAACTCGGTATTGAGACTTTGAAAATCTTCATGATCAATTAATAGAAGTAAACGTCTTTGTTTGGCATTTAAAGCAATATTACGTTGTTGAAGCGCGACTCTTCCCAAATTGGTTCGATAAAAACCAGCCATCATTTTTCCCCAATATAAAAATGAAGCAGCCTGTTTGATTTTTTCTATCAA